ATAATTCCACTGCTTATATTTTGGCTCGAATTTTTTGCGTATCTGTAAAAGGTAGGAATGGCGGACGATGTCCCTCCTGCTCCGTAAAAAATCTCCTTGTTTGTTGTATCGTAATATAGAGTTTCCGTAGTTGTCCCATTCCTAATTGGGGAAATAAACAATCCTGGGGTGGCTGGATTAAGTGCGACCCCATCTCCAACAATACAAATGCTATTAGCAGAACCATTTGATGCTGATGCGTTTGTTCCAATTGCGACTGAATTTGTCCCTATATTTCCTCCCGCAGAGTTTCCAATACAAGTAGCATTAAAACAATTCGACCCAGCATTAATTCCAATACAAATGCTCTGTGTAGCAAATCCTCCTGCGCCATTTCCTAAAATAACATTATTAGTTGAAAATGTAATACTCGCTACATCGGTAATAATTTGTCCCATCGCATCATTGCCTATCATTAAAACATCGCTTAATGATGGGACACCAGTATATGCGGTATCTTGCGTAGAACTATCTGGAAAGTAAAGTATTCCACCAGGGTCAAAATACCAATTTAAAGGTGAAACATCATTATTAACAACAATATTAAGCCCTATATTAGCGTTTAATTCACTTACGCCAGTAATTGTATTGAGGTCAATATTATCGACGCCATTTATATTTTGTCCCATCGCATCATTGCCTTGTATAAGCACCTGGTTAAGGTCTTCTAAACCAGTTCCTGTATAGGCTGTTGTTTGAATAGTGCTATCTGGAAAAAGAATTGAACCATCAGTATTAAATAACCAAGAAGATGCGTTGGAACTCAATTGAATACCTACATTTGAAACAAAGTCGTATTTACTAACACCTGTATATTGTAATGAATTTGGTAGAATATTTGTCGTATTAATATCTCCTGATGATTTGTTTTCATTAGATATTGTAAATGTTGGCGGGGACGCAGATGTTGTTGGATTTAAACCTTGTATAGAACTTTTATATATAGCATCCTCGTAAAATAGTAGTAATTGTGATGGGAGTAATTGTGATAAACGAGTAGCGACACCTGCGACGGCAGTAGCAATGCTTGATAAATTATTGATTGATTGAAAATTAGCATTGCCTCCTGCGGTTAAAACACTATTAATGGCTGGTGTGGGTTGTGGGAATGAACTACCATTTATTGTTAATGTCGAAATATCATTTAAGTTTGTAATATTTTGTCCCATCGCATCGTTGCCTTGTAAAAGCACTTGGTTAAGGTCTTCTAAACCAGTTCCTGTATAGGCTGTATTTTGTGTTGTTCCATCAAAGAATTTTAAACCATCATTCGTCATTAATTCCAACAGTCCTCCCACTTCAATAATATCATCTTCGGTATTCAATCTTACTCCAAAATCTTCAACTGCTCCCAAAGAAGTAATCGACAAATTTGCTCCTGTTAAATTTCCTGTTGTGCTATATATCAAAGCATCGCCTAATTGGACGATTGAATTGATTTCGCCATTGGTTGCTGTTGGTAATATGGTGATTTGTGTGTTGGTTGTTGGGTCAGTTCTAGTTGTTGCTCGTATAGCATATCCAGGACTATTTACCAGTATATTTAGGGCATCTTCACCAGTATCAGTTTGCTCTAATGTGATTTTATCATTAAAAAACGCTTGGTCGTTCGCTGTAAATACACCATCTATATTTGTTGTTTCCAAATTTTCCGTCCCTTGGGCGTCTGGGAATTGTAAGAAGAATTTTTTACCTTCATCTAATGTAAGCCCTTCACCGCCAGTTATAAAGTTCAATGGATTAAAAATAGCGACATTTTGATTTGGGGGTGGGTAAGAAGCCATTTGTCTATATATAGGATAGATATAAAATTATTAATAATGGGATTTATTCTTAAATTATATTCTCATCTTAATTATATAGATGCCTCCAAAGAAGATTAAGAATGATGGAAAACCAACAGGACTGATTGAAAACTTGTATGAAAAGATACCAAAAGAACTACTGGATAAGGTTGATAATCCTAACTTTAATTTACATCGCCTAAAACTACCATTCCGTATGTGTATAGTAGCCCCTTCTGGTTCAGGTAAAACCAATTTTTTAATTAATCTCCTTTCTATAATGAGTTCAGGTAAGGGAACATTTGCGTCAATTCATATCATCACCAAGAATGCTGACGAACCGCTGTATAAATGGATACAATCAAAAAGCGACCAAATTATTATAAAAGAAGGACTTTCTAATACTCCCCCTTTGGATAAGTTTGATAAAGAGTTGAACCATTTGGTGGTATGGGACGACTTGGTATTAGCAAAGGATTTGAGTATGGTTGAAAACTATTACATCAGGGCGAGAAAACTGAATGTGTCCGTTATATTCATTAGTCAAAGTTATTTCAAAATCCCTAAAATTATTCGTAATAACTGCTCTTATATGGTGTTGTTAAAATTAAGCGGAAACCGAGAAGTCAATATGATTTTAAGCGAATTTGGTTTGGGTGTTTCAAAAGAACAACTAATAGCATTATATGAATTTGCTACAAGAGAAAAGTTTAGTCCGTTGCTTATTGATTTGGAAGCCGATAAAAACGACCGATTTAGAAAAGGTTTGATTGATATAATAAGTATTCCAGAGTAATTGATGTTTTGCCCTTTTTAAGTAATTTAAAAAACTACTTAAAGAGATGTTTTTGGAAAATAAAATATTAATTTTTATTTTATTTTATTTTATTTTATTTTTGTGTGCGTATTTTATTTGCCTTTTTTAGATTTAGGCACTTTGATTTTCGGTGGGGTTCTATTTGTAAAATCTTGGAAATCCATTTCTTTTAATATCCAGTTGATACATTCTTTATAATTCATTTTTTCCCCAATATATCCGTTTTGTATAACAAAATGCTCCATATGTCCTGCTGTAATTCCTCCAAAAGTCCATCTATCTCTTGTTGTTTTTATTTTTTTGTCGTTGGTAATATATGTATATAGATGGGTTGAGATTAACCCTTTTGATGATGCCTGACCTTTTGTGTTGAATTTTTTAGCATTGGTAATATCATAGAATGAAGTGCTACTGCGAAGATAATTCATACTACTCCTTATTATTCGTTTGGGAACACTAAAAAACGCAGTCTTTGTGCCGTTGGTTTTTTGTAATACTAATTTGGTTATTGTTGTTAAATTTCGTTTTTCATACATTGATAAAAACTTATTCCTATTTTTATAAAAATCTTTGAAAAATTCATTAGTTTCCGTTAAATCAGGCGGTTCATTCCTAACATTGTTGTAGTTCAAAAACTTCCCATCGTAAATATACCATCGTTTTAATTCATCCCAAAATTGGTATTGACTAATAGGGTATATCCTAATATTCGTATTTGTAGTTGGTTTTAATGAAATGATGACGGCATTAACTATTTGTAAGAACTCGTTTATCATACAGGTCTTTTCTTCGTCAGTCATTGTTCGCCATTGTTTTTCGTTTTCACCAGAACGGACTTCGGTCGAACGAACTTCGGTATTGTTGTAGTAGGTTTGTAGAACTTCCACCGCAAAATCTTTTCCATCGTTCAACTCAAATATCATTTCCTTTATAATGTCTATATTTGGTAGCAAGTATTTTTCTTTTAATTGGTTTAATTTTGGTATGTATTTTTTTTTATAATTACGACCAGTTAAGTTTAATTGGAATGTTTTAAAATTTCCTCTACGGAAAAGTAGTTGTTTGTATTCTTGATTTAATAAAAACATATCATACTTCCACTTGCGTAATGCGTTGGTATTTTTACGGAAGGCGTAGTCGCCAGTTTCAATCGTAAGCTCGTCCAGTAAGTTCATCTTCGCCTTCTTATAGTATATATATATTATATTCTTTATATTGTTTTTTAATATATATCTTAATTATTAATATAAACTTTTCCTAAAATAACTAAAATAATATATATATATCTACTGATTTGCCCTATTACCAAAGTAATACCCCAGCCCAAAACCCAGGGCTTCCTATTTTGTCTATATTGCGTCGGTGTCGTATATGGTATAACCTGCGTCGCTCGTCTGCGTAGGATTTCCCCCTTTCTTGTATATAGGTGGGATAGTCCTTATATCCCATCGCTCCTATTGATGCTATTTTTTCGCCGTTTTTAAATACATCTATCTTCTTCTTGCTGTTTGTAGATGGCTTTACTTTTACTCCGTATTCCTTCGCTCGTTGTATGGTATAATCTGTTATTTGATACATATTATATTATACTGATATTTTATTTCTTAATGCTCCGTTTCAGTATCCAAATTTGGATATTTTTTTATATAACAATCATAGCAAATATCATCATATTCAATTTGGGGGGTATCACAACCACAAGTTAAGCAATAGTCGTCATCGGTCTGTTCCATCTTCTTCTATACACTATATAAAGGGGTGTCTTTATATTGTTTTTTAATAGATATATACGATTATTTCATATACATATAAATTAGGGCAAATAAGGTGTATATTGATTAGGGCAAATAATATTTATATTAAATAATCGTATATATCTATTAAATAACAATATAAAGACACCCCCTTATATAGTGTATAGAAGAAGATGGAACAGACCGCCACCTTGCCTCGCAAAACCCTGCTAAATGTGTTCTTAAATGCCCTCACCGATAAGGTAAATCAGTTAAACGCCAATATAATTTCAAAAAAAATAAAAAAAAAAATCATTGTTGAAATCTACGCATATGTAAATAATACAATCCATAGCAACGATAAACCCATATTACTTCCAACGCAATTCCGTATTAAACCCACCAGTATATGCGGTGCGGATATTGGATTTATTTTTAATTGGGAACGACCATCTACTAATGAAGATGGGGAATTTAAATTAATTTGCGGAGGACAAACAACTCTAAAAAAATATAAAAAAATGTGGTTGGAAACAACGGATTGTTTTCGTTTGTTTTGTGATGAATGGAATGATATAAAACCATATTTATGTGATAAACCAACCATTGGAAAACGCTTAACATTAATGCGTAATTTAAACGACCAAACCATATATGAAAGTGAAAACTGCCCTGTTTGTTTAGATGAGTGGAGTGTTGTTGATGATGGTGCTAAAAAAACCGCAAAATGCGGTCATTCTTGTTGCTGGACTTGTATGAAGATACTTGTAATGTCTCAACAACCATTGTGTCCTGTTTGTAGAACTGACTACAAAAAAAACGAAACATTCAAATATATTGAAGACCCATCTGTAATGAATGATTGGTATAGGGACACCAAAACAGGATTTAAAATGGGTTTAAAACTATGGGAACTTGAAACAAAGCAACCATATATATTTAATATGAATAGAAACAAAATGAGATTACTATGGTTGAAAACATACATTGATATTCCAATCTTTAAAAAAACCCTGATTGAAAAATATGATTTTGGGATTTTTATTGATAAGATGGTAGTGCTGGGTAAAATAGAAAATAAATATAATGGAGAACTGGGAGAAGATTTTTATATTTTCAACCAATCTACAAAAAATATAAATTAAAATATATAATATAATATTGAATTTTAGAATATTCATTATTATAAACATTACAAATAATAACTATTTTATACTATTTTTATTAGCCAGATATATTGCTCTTTGTTCTTTGATTTTGTCTTTATTGTTTGCCTTATATATTACTTGTTGTTCTTTAATTTTGTCTTTATTGTTTGCCTTATATATTATTTGTTGTTCTTTAATTTTGTCTTTATTGGTTGCCTTATATATTATTTGTTGTTCTTTATTGACTGCCCTATATTCTGCTCTGTTTCTATTTGGAACATTGCTATTCATTGTTGAATTTAATTCTTCATACCAGTATCGTTCTCTCATCAAACTTTCTAATTTTGAATTACAAGGATAATGTTCTAATAAAACCATCGTCCAATTCTCCCAACCTCCGTTGGCTCTAATAATATTGTATATTTTAAAATTGTATTTTCCAGTTGTTCTATTGCTTACATTACAAGAATAGGACTTGTGTTGGGCTTTTCGCCTGATGAAGTCGGTCGTTGCTCCGTTATAAACATCTTGGACTGATAAATCATTACAAACTATTTTATAATGTAATGTGTTTTGATAATCTATTGGTAATTTAGGCATCTTATATTGTATTATATTGTCTTATATTGTCTTTATATTCCTTATAATAACTATTTTTATACTATTCATTATTATAAATTCTAGAATTCTAAAATAACTAGAAAAACCAAGAGTGGTCTCTCGAAAGAGAAATTTATAGAATAGGTTTTGAAAATCGTAGTTATTTTAGAATTTTAGTTATTTTAGAATTGTATAAGAACCAGTCATATAAACATTATCAAAATAATAACTATTTTTATACTATTCATTATTATAAATTCTAGAATTCTAAAATAACTAGAAAAACCAAGAGTGGTCTCTCGAAAGAGAATTTTATAGAATAGGTTTTGAAAAAAGTAGTTATTTTAGAATTTTAGTTATTTTAGAATTTATAAGAACCAGTAATATAAACATTGTTAAAAAACAATATAAAGAAATCACCTTAATTATATATATAAGATGGAAGCAGATTTGAATACAAAGATGACCCAAAAAGAATATATGCGTTTGTATAAGCGTAAGCAATACGCAGAAAAACCTGATGATATTAAAGCAAAGAATAAAGCATATTACGCCAAATACAAATATGGAATGAGTAGCGAGGATATGAGGAAGTATAAT